CTTTGTCACGAAGATGAAGAGTGGCCCGAAGACGCACGTATGCTACTCAATATCCATGACGCCCTCATCGCAATACATAAACCTACTGACAAAGAAGTTGTCCAACGACTTATGAAGAAACATGCAGAAGCTCCTATTACTATTAGGGGTAATCAAGTAAGTATTGGTACTGACTTTAAGGAATCAGTACCAGATGAGAAGGGGATACATAGATGGAGTACGTTGGCAGAGATATAAAATTATATCTGATTGAAGGTTGCGATAAGTTTGTTCCAAGACCCTATTGTAAGATAGGAGTAAGTAAGAACCCTGATAACCGTTTCAAGCAGATCCAAAACGGAATTCCTTTTGCACTAAATCTTAGACGAATATGGATGCAGAATGAATTACGGCTTCATCCAGAAACAATAGAGATGGTAGTGAAAAGAGAATACAGAAATCATGGAAGAACAATGTATAGTAAACGAGAATGGTTTGATGTCTGTCCTACTTGTGTAGAACATTCTATTGAGTGGTTTGACGAGAACTATATGAAATGAATTATAAGAAGTTAGTTCCAGAAGATTCATTCATAGGACAATACATGGAGTATATGTCCTATGTAGAAACAGCAGAGGCATATGATTTTTGGTGTGCAGTTTGGGCAATAGGAGATGCTTGTGGTAGAAGCGTATATGTGGATCGGCCTAACATTCCAGTTTATCTTAATTGGTATATTATCTTGGCGGCTGAATCAGGTTCAACAAGAAAATCAACAGCAGTTACGTCGATTGCTGGAGTTGTTGAGACTATTAGAAGACCACTTCTTACAGGTAAAACGTCTCCCGAGTCATTGGATCTCTTGCTTCACGAACAGAGCAGGAGCAGCGGGGGAGCTTCCGTCTCTTTCGCGGTATCGGAATTAGTAACAACACTTGGCAGAGAAGGTTACATGTCTTCAATGCCGGGACTTTTAACAGACTTATATGACTGTCCATCTATTAGACGTATTCCCGGAACAATTAAATCAGGGGAGATAATACAGAAAGATGTCTTCGTCAACTTCCTATCAGCGTCAACTCCTTCTTGGCTTGTTACTGCAATCAATCCCTCAGTCATCGAGGGAGGCTTTACGTCCAGAGTTATCTTCGTTGTTGACGATACTAGAAAACGAGCTATTCCGTGGCCTACAAAAAGAGGAGAAACAGATGGAGGAAATCTCAGAGGACAATTGTCAGACCTCAGAACAACTGGAGCTTCCGTTGGAGCTATCGGAATCTCAGATGGTGGACTCAAAAAGTTTACTCAGTGGTACAAATCAAAAACATATAGCAATGATCCTTTCTTGGGCAGCTTCCAAGCTAGAGAAGATGATCATGTCTTACGACTCTCAGCCATTCTATGCATCAACGATGGAACATATGAGATACAAACTAAACACATCACAGCAGGGCTTGCTGTTATCAGTAGAGTTAAAAGTGGAGCAGCTTCCCTCTTCGGAGGAGACTTCAGCCAAAACGCAAGACTAGCTGATGCTGTTACACGTATGAGAGAAGTATTAATTACTGCTGGATCAGACGGGATCTTGCATTCAGAACTTCTACGCAAGATGCAAAAACGCTTAGATGCCAAGGAGTTAGGGACATTAGTTAAAGTACTACATGAATGTGGTATGATACAGATATTCGAGGTAGGCCGTAAGAAATTCTATAGAGCTACAAGAGCTATAGAAAAGTTTGGAGTTACTTCCGAAGTTCTTGGAAAATTAAATTTGCAGTAGGACTAGTTCGTGGTGCAAAGGTAGATAGATTAATTTCCACTGGCCTTTTATATCTTTTAGTAAGGATCTCACTAGCTCTCTCTTCATAGTCTATTATACTAGCAAGTTGCTTAGACTTTAGACTTTGTATCTCTAAGTTCAGTCCATCTATATGTTTATTCTTTTCACTTATAGATACAGGTTCCCCATTAATTCTGGAACTGTTCTCTATAATAGATATCCTACGACGTAAATCTGCTACATCTTTATCTAGCTGTCCAATCATATTACTCACATTTCTGGCATCAGCAGATAACTCATAGTTTATAGGATCATTGGGTGGTACTACTGAGTTACCAACATTAGGTCTACCCGTTGAACTTGCTAATGCTCCCGTAAAGTATGCAGTTGCATCTTTCTGTAGCCGTTTAAGATTCTCTTTTCGTAAGTATAACTCTCTAGTAATCTCATCATTGGCACTAGGACGTAAAGCCTGACCAAATATAGGTTGTAAATATCTAGCAGAACTAGTTAGCCCACTACCAAGTGCTTGTGCTGCTCTAGATAATCCTTCACCTGTACTATCTTCTAACTTATTTCCTGCATGGAAAGCATTAAGGGTAGCTATACCTAGCTGCGCTCCAGCACCCCACAAATCTTTAGCAGCATTTGATACATTAGTAGTAAGTACATCATTAACATAACGAGATTGACCACCTCGCCTTGTTACTCGTTCTCCCTGACCAAATGATTGTCCACGAACAAAGGACCATTCTCTTCCGGGATTATCTGGATCAGCTATCTTCTCCATTGCACCACCTACTCTAAGATCAACTCCCGCAAGAGAGAATCCAGCAGCAATTAATGGAGGAATAGGTACATCTAACACTCTAACAAGTGCGCCCCACATATGTTCTCTTCCAACTTTATCTGTTCCGTGTGCAGCTTCTTCTATATTTCCAGCTTGGGATAATCCAAAGATAGCATCGGCCCCATCTATAACTGCTGATCTAAACAATGCCCATTCAGGAGCCATTGGATATATAGCTGCCTCTTCAGGAGGACGGCCCGGAATAAACATGATCATATTGTCAGTACGTTGCTGACTAGTAAGAGTATTCCAATAGTAGTCCCTATGTTCTGGACTTAGGAAACTATTATAAGTTATCTCTGCTAGTGTTGGCGCACCGATCATGGCTCCAGCACCAGCAGTAAACTTACTGAAACTTCTCCATCCGTCATGTGTCGCTGATGTATATAAAGCGTTCCAAGATTGTACCATTGCACCTGAGAATGGAACAGATGCATGGAATTCTTTAGCTAATTGGCTGGTTCCCATTCTTCTGACATCACCACCAACAGATTTACCATGATCTACAGATTCCCTAACAAGTTGAGCCATCTTTTTAGGATCATTCTTTATCGCAGGATTTTCTAGTAAACCTTCTCCAATCTTCTTATGCATAGCTCCGTAAGCTGGACCTTCATGCAAGGCCATGTTGAACTTCTTCCATAACCTATAAGCTAAATGCATTTGTTTAGGGAATACACGATTAAAGTCATCCCCAAAATTGTCAGCAAAGTTAGTTATTGTTGGAGAGAATTCATTAGCCCTATAAGAAGAGGACATCCTGCCAGACTCTCCACGTACCTGATTAAATAACGAGCGTTCAAATCTTTTGTTAAGTCGCTGTTGTAGTTTTGCAGCTTGTTCGGGAGCTATCCTAGCAATTCCAGTATTAGTAGCTATACGGTTAGCCAAATAATCTGATACTTCTTTAGACCATGTAGTAGCCAGTAATTCTTTAGCTCCACCAAGAGAGTCCCTAACAGTTTTGAATCCAGCAAGAACTCCCTCTCTACCAGCAGTAGATAATGCTACTTGTTGTGCAGAATATGCCCAAGACATAGGAGCAAATAAGGACAAATCACCAGTAGTAAACCTAGTAAACTGTCTTTTCCAATGAGCCATAAATTGAAGCCTAGCTCCAAGATGAGGATTAAGATCTAATGCTGCTCTTATCCCTGCATCTGGAACATGAAATGCATGAAGCTCACCATTACGATGAACAAACATTACTTCATTAGGCTTCGCTGCTTTTAGTTCTGCTTCTGTATAATTCTTCTTTGGAAACAACTTAGAAATTTCTGGATCATCTCCGAGTAAATCAAACTTAACTGTTGGAGTATCTACATCAACGGTATCATCAAGAGATCCCTTACCTAAGTATCTAGTTTCCCTACCTACTTGAGCAACAGTTCCCGGAGATAACTTTACAGGTTTACCTCCTTGTTGAAGAACTCTTTGTATCTTTCCACCTACCATCTGTATATTGGCTAAACTTCCAAGTGCTTGCCAATGGAACGCTTGTTTGTTTGCGTGGTCTACCGTATGAAAAGTATATTGCTCTAAAGATTGTAAAGGAGTTATGGGCGCATCAACCCCTTCATCTCCAGCAGTTCTAAGTTGAAACTCCCTAGCCATAAATTTGTCAGCAAATTCCAACTCATCAGCTTTGTCTGTATGTATTCCAAACATCCTCTTTATTTGTTGCATAGGACTACGAGTTTTAGCTCCATAAAGAGATATATAAGACAACTTACCTGTAGCTGAATTAAGGAATTTAGCTCTAAACTTATCAGCATCAGCTTGTTTTAGGACTCCTCTAGCAACTTGGTACTTTAAGTGAGACTCCATTACATCAGACATTTTATCCATAAGTGCTGAGACTTTTGCGTTGCCTCTAGCACCAGCGATTGTTTCGTCTAAATTGACATTACCTCTTCTAGTCTTCCATATCCTATTAGCATCATTTGCGTTCTGTCTCATAACTCCGACAGTTTCAGCTAATAGTCCTTCATCAAATAACTTCTTTTCTGCATCAGTAAATCCATCGTACTCTTGCCTTAATTGCCTACCAGCATGAGTACTAATGCCTGTTCCTTGTCCGAAGTTGCCTGTATCCCAAACACTTTGGGCCATTCCAACAGTATCCATGTGACTATTAGCTGTAATATGATCAATAGTCTGAGGATTATATCCCATCTTCTTTAGTGTAGTAGCTAATGCATGAGAAGCATCGACACCTTTCTCACGAATGAAGTCTTGGAAATCCTTACGGGCAGTATTTAAAATTCCGGGGTACTTAGCATCTTCACCGACCCACTTACTAGGACGAAGTATATCTGTACTATGTAGTTCTGAAGCTAATTGTTCGGGCTTAGTAAGAGGAGCTTCTTCTACTCCAAATGGAGAGACATCTTGCATCTTCTTCATTGCTCTACCTTTCAGATAACGAACTCCACCGTAACTTCCAGCTAATGCGCCTATCCACATACCAAATGTTTTAAGGTCATCATATTCTTGTTCGGCTTCAACCATCTTGTCTAGTCTCTGCCTTTCTGCAAAGTCTTCTTCTGTTTGTACTTCTAAAGAAATGTCACCAGTAGGCTCAAGAGATATATCACCAGTAGGCTCTAAGGAAATATCAGTACCTTGGCCTCCTCCTAATGTATCATCACCGACTCCACCTGATATAACATCATCTTCTAATGAGATGTCACTTTCTTCTCCAGTTAATGCCTTTTCTGAAAACATAAGAGGCATTTTTGGATCGTCCATAAATGCTCTAATGCCTTGATCAATTCCTGTACCTATTCCAAACTGTGCGCCAACCCTTCCAACATTTCCAGCATGTAGATAAGTTCCTTGACTAGCCTTACTAGGCAATACTTTCTGTAAATGAGGGTACTTATACTTCTTAGTATATTTAACCATAGGAGTTAAAACATTAGCAGCCCCCCTACCTAGTGAAGCTAACTTACTAGCACCGCCAACAGCAACAAGACCGGGAATAGGAATAAGAGTAGCAGCTAAACGAGCAGCCTGATCTTCTGTAGATACTGGTTCAGCAATTCCAAGAGCTTTATTAACAGCTTCTCTACCAGCAATACCTTTATCTAGTAGCCACTTATCGGCTCCTTCAGACATAGCTTCACCAAAGTTTTGTGCAAAGCCTTTATCACCTGTCATAGTATTCCAACCAGCTTGAAGACCAGAACCAGCAAGTCCTAGTAATGCAGGAATACCTGTAGCAATGTCTGATAATCCAGCAAGAGCTTGTTTGCCGGGATCTGATGGACGTTTCTTTTTCTTTTCTTCAGGAGTATCTTCTAAAGATATATCATTATAATCAGTATCTTCTAAAGATATGTCAGCCATTAAAAAATTCCTTGAGGCAATGACCTAAGTATTTCAGGAGTAAGTTCTCTGCCTTGACGTTTTCCTTTTGGCCCGTACTCAACAAAAAACTTCCCTTCTCTTTCAACAATTCTCCCAGAGAGTTGATCAGGAGAAAGTCCCAATGCATTAGCAACTATTGCAATATGCTGATTAGCTATATTTCTTACTGAGTCTCCTTTAGCAGTGGACTTTTGTTCTACCTTAGATGTTAATTCTCCCGTTATACCGACTTGATTTTTGTCTGGGCCTACTGTTCTTTTGAATGTATCGCCAGTTGTAGTAGTTACTTTAGGCATTGCAGCAGACGATGCTTCTCCCGGCAACATATAACCCGGAACTACACTTGGCATTATACCAGTATTAGCATCAAATGCTTGGCCTTTTGGAATACGGACACCACCTTTACTAAAGGCTTCAACACCTTGACCCATTCTAAGTGCATTTAGTCCTTGCCTGAGTACATCAAGATTAGATGCATAATTATTGGCAGTAGGATCAATCCCAAGTGGAGCTAGTGTAGTTCTTAATTGGTCACGGCCTTTTTGTCTTTGAAGGTCCATAGCACCAGTATCTTTTAGACGTTGCAATGCCTCACCAGATGCTAATGTTCTAGTATCTTTTTGTGTTTGTGCTGTTGTATCAGCAGTACGTGGAGCCATTAATTTGAATGGCAGCATTGGATCACTCATGGTGTTATTCCTTGATTACCTAACCCTCTATTAGCTAGTACGTTAAGCATCTTATTTTGGTAATCCCAATATTGTTTATTAGCTAAAGCATTAGCATCGGCAACTTTCTGATTATGAAACATATCTCCTAATGCTTTGAAGCCAGTTACATTAGTCATATTAGGAATAGTAGCTGGAGGAGGAGTACTGTATATAGCTTGAGATGCTATACTTCCCGGAGTTTTATCAGCAAATCCCGGAGCAGGAGCTTGTAGACGATTCAAGTTCTGAGTATCAGTTAATGCTGCACGATCAGCAGTTCCTTGTTGGTTAAATAAATTAAGTGCATCTATGTCAGCAGTTTCAAACTGCCTATAAGCTGGTGCAAGTTTTCCAGCGAGTCTTCCAAGATCATTAGTGGATGGAATACCAGTACCAGTTTGTCTATCCCTTTGAGTTAATTGATTAATTTGATCCATGAAGTTAGCTCTGCCACGATTAGTATCTCTCGATAGAAAATCCTTGGCTGAACCTATAGTGGCAAATGTCGGCGCAGCAGTAGCAGTTTTATTAAAATTATCTGCTCTTGCTATATCTCCTACTGCCATTTTCCTTCTAGCTTCAGAAGCAGCCTCTCCAGCAGGACCATAATCTACATCAAATCCACCTTCTGCATTTCTAGTTGTACTAGAAAATGGAGTAGTACCTGTTAAGGCATTTAATGACTTCTCTTGATTAGCTGCTTGAGCAGCAATATTAGCTTCATTAGCTTTATTTTGCGCTTTAGCAGCTTCTCTTCCAGTTAGCCAATTAATTCCAGCACTTAAAAAATCTAAAGCCATTTAAAATACTCCACTTCCGCGAGAACCAAGTCCTCTTCTATCTTTACCAGTTCCAACTCCACCTTCTCTTTCTGCTAATGCATCAAGAAAACTTGGTGTCCCACTTACTTGTCCTTGTTGTCTTCCACCTTCTTGTAATGCTGATACTGCACTAAACAATGGATCTGTTCCTACTGCTGTTGATATTCGTCCGGGCAATTCACCAACAACATTTCGTGTATACTCAGCAGCTTGGTCAGCAAATGGAGTAACATCAAATAACTCATCTCCAAGTTGATATCCTTGTGCAGCTTCTAGTGCTGATCCTTTAATTCCACCATAGCCTCCTTCGGCTTCACTTCGAACTCCACCAAGTATATCAGTAAGTCTACTCTGTACATCTGGCCCTTGCGACAATAAACTTTCACTAGCTAATCTACCACCTCTAGGACTTAGTTGTCCTCTTGATCCAGCCCTAGCAATAATATCTTGTGCGCCTTGTAGCTTTTGTCCGTATATATTCTCCGCAGCTTTACTAAACGCTTCGGGATTAAATATATCACTTTCAAATCCTTGAGGAAATGCTTGTTCTACTGCTTGAACACCTTGCCCTCGTAGCTCTATGTCCTTGTTAAATAAGGCTTCATCAGCAAATGCTCTACCAATCTTCTCGTTAAGCATCGAATCAAAGTCTTGTCCAGCTTGGAACTCATCGAATATAGTTTTGGAACGATCTCTAGCTGCTTGTGCAAATCCTCTATCAGTAAATCCTCTTTCACCTACAACTGCATCAATACCTCTAATAGCATTTTCGTAAGCTGCTAATGCAGAAGCTGGATCTATTTGAGGCATATTACCATAATTAGGATCTTGTAAGAATCTACGAATAGCTTGTACGTTTCCATCATCTGTTTCGCCCCAAGAATCAGGAGTTATCGTAGAAGTAGGAGGAGTTGTTGGCATTTGTTGTGGGATATCTTGAAGTACGTCACGACGAGAAGATGCGCCTAATGAAGAATTTGGAGAACTATATGTAGTACGTTGATTCTTATCAATCGCGTGAAGAATTGCTGACCCTATAGGAGATAAAACATTAAATATGCCCGGTTCTTTCCCATATAACGATTCTATTAATCCTTCAATTCCAGTTGGAGCTAGTCCTCCTTTTACTCCAGAATTAGGATCAACACTAAGTCTGTTTTCGATCAAATCAGTTTCGAATTGTTTTTGTTGTGGATCGAACCAACCACTTGGTCCCCATTGAGCTAAATTAGTATCAGGTAATCCAGCTTGTTCGTAAGTAGGAATCCCTGCATCTTTGACTAATCCATCTTTAGGAATATTCGTATAATATAAATGGCCTAATGGATCATACCCTTTTGCCATTACATTTTTGTATTGATCATCTATAGTTTGATCCAAAGAAGATCCTGCTATTTGGAATTTAGCTGTAGGATCTAACTCAGGAAATCCACTAATAATATCTTCTCTTGGAGAGCTAAAAGGACTAGGAAGAGGAGGAGGAACATAGGTGTCTTTGTCGATTGAGGATGTTATATTAACTGGAACAGGGACATTTTCGGGAGCGACTCTAAGGTTTGACGGCAACTTACCAACTAAACTCTCTACAATATCTTGCTTTGTTGTTAGTGCATTTAGATTTTTATTGGCACTAGCTCCTACACCAGATGGAAATAGAAAATCTTTAATTGTGTTATACAATGATTGTGATTTTGCTTCTTGAGCTTGTGCTTGAGCAGCCTCCATAGCAGCAAGTTGTTCTGGAGAAGCCTTTGCTCCTATCCCAAAGTCATTTTCGTACCCACCAAAAGTATCGCCACTAGCAAAAGCAGCACCAGCAGCGGGTCCAGCTACATCAAATCCACTAGCCATAACTTCCTACCTATACAGCCAAGAACAATTCACGTTCTTTAGCTCTACGTTTCACCAAGCCTTTAAGTATTCTACCACCCGCTCTTCTCCATTTAGGAAATTCATTAGCGGCATCTTCGTACCAACCTCTATTTAATTTCATCCTTAATGTACTTCTTTGAAAGTTCCCACTCCCGATATTGTATATTATAGAAGCTAGACTTGAGTACATATTCTCAGTTAATTCAGCAGTAACTAATTTTCTAATTGCATGATCAACATGTTTTAGTTCTCTTAGTAACAATAACTCTCCATGTTCTTCGTCTATCTTCTTATGCTTCATAGTTACTTTTTCACCGTTAATATCCCAAGTTGAACCGTAACCTATGGTAGCAATACCCGCAGGACACTTATAAGGGCGATTCGACCACCCTTCGTAGTACTTAATAATGTCTAATCCTGCTTCGTTTATCTTCATTTTCTATTAAAACTTCTTTGACCAAACCAAAAACTAACAACAGCGGCCCAGACAGCTTGGAACTCTTCATTCCAAATCATTCTGTACTGTTCCATTGTTATCCAATCCATATTAACACATACAGAAAGTGCAGCAAATTCAATGAATAAGCAGTATGTTATTATAGGTCTAACGGAAGAGCTTAGATTAATAACCCATTGGCTGGACTTAGCGGTTATTGTTGCGTGTTCTTTGTGTAGTGTCTCAGTCTCTCGGATATCTGCTTCGATATCCATCATCTGCATCTTTTGTTTTCCGATTTGCAACTGTTGCTCTAGTTGCTTATCCATCATCTGTAGTTCATGGGCCTGATCTCTTTTCTCCTCAAAGAAGTTAAGTACCTTTGGAAGAAATGAAGTACCAAAACCAAGTACTGATCCAACAAGAGATAACATTATAAGACTCCTAATAATAAAGTAAGAATTAACATAGCTAGTCCAGCCATTATTTAGTATCTCCATTCATTAAGCCACGTTGTTTATCCTTTAGCTTTTCAACTGCGCTACGAACTTCCATCATATCCGTTTGTAGCCTTGTGATATTAACCCCGTTGCTCATTCCTTTTTCTATTCGTCCCTGTATCTTCTCTACTTGCCCACTTAAATGCTCAATTAATAAATACTGCTCTTGATCTGCACTTGCTTGTCCTAATTCACCGCGAGGCCACTTGATCCTAAACTCATTATTTTTTGCAATGTCTGCCTGTAATTCTTTTAGTCCTGTCTCTAAATCTTTTTGGATTAACTGTTCAAATGTTTCCAACTTATTTAATCTTTCGACAACTCCAAAGTATCCCCAGACTCCTACACTAACTGCTGCAACGATACTAATTAGATTGCGAATAGGCATAGAGATAGCTGAACTATCACTCACCCTTATTTGATCACTATTTCTCCTACCTCTTCCTTGTTGTTCTTCAGCCACATTACTTACCCAAATGTTCTACAGGCAACCACTTCTCGCCAGTTTTGCCTGTGTCATATTTACGCAAGACTAATTTACCTTTTGCACATTCCCATCTTGTTCCTACAGCATGGCCTTGGCTACGAAGTATTTTACGTTTAACTTTAAGACATTCAGTCATACCGCCTCTTGGTGTATATTCTTTCAATTGGCCAGATATAAACATATGTAATATCCAACCAGCGAATACTTTTTCATTAGCTACCGCAGCCTTGCCAAAACATATGATAAAGCAACAAGCCAATAATAATGATCTTACCATAGTCTAAATTCCATATAGCAGAATTCCCACCAAACGTATCTTCCCACCATCTAAGTATTTTATCCATTTTTTACTGCCGGGTGTTTCCCATTATGTATCGCATTAAGATGAGCAATCTGTGTCTTTATAACTTTAACTTCTGCCTGTAACGTAGCCATTTCACGGTTACGATGTTCCAAGGCAGAAACACTATTAATATCTTTTAGTACATCAATTTGACTAGTAAATACAGCACGTTGGCTCTCTGCATCATCTAATCTGGCATCAAAGATTCCCTTTTGTTTTTCGTATCGCTTCATAAAATCTTCAAGGTCGCCCATAACTCTAGCAAGGTTACTCTTAACTACAGCATAACCTCCAGCTACAGTTGCAAGAACCATGACACCTTGTATTGCGTGACTAGCTGTTAGTTCCATATTACTTTACCTAATTGGGCCTGTTTCATATGCATTGATTAATAGTAATGTGATTCCAATTACTACAATTATAACTGTGCCAAACTTCAACGCTTCTTGTCCTATCTTCTTCCATCTTTCTCTTGCTTCTTCTGCTTCTCTTTTAGCAATTTCTGCTCTTTCTCTTTTCTGTTTAATCTTTACAGCCTGTATTCGGGACTGCTCTCTCTTAATATTTTCCCACATTGTGGGTTCGCCCATAGGAGTAGGAAACTTTTTATTTAATTCCCATTCTAAATCTTTAATCATCTCTGCTATTTCTCTACGATGAATCATAAGATCAATAGCTTCTTGTAAGGATTCGTCTGGTTTAATTTCTCCTTTTTCTACCCTTTCTTTATAAGCATGTTGTGCTTGGTATGCTTTATTAGCTTCTCTACTATGGTGAAATAAATCACTTATATGATGACTAATGCTACTAATATCATCAGCAGTATCTAGTGCCTCCCTAATTGCAGTAATAGAAGATTGGGCCGCTTTAAATGCGGCAACTCCTGCTGCAATTGTAATTGGGTCCATATCATTTTGCTCTATTATTCAAGCCGAATGGCGATTCCGCAAAACACAAATATATCATTTTTTCGCCACTGTAATTGTGGCTATTATTATTTCCCCTCACCTTAAATCCATTTGCGGTTAGGTCTAATGGATATCCACCTACAGTAGCCTCATTTTGACTCGTATCTGCTAAAAGAATATTACCTGAAGGATTATATTCATTTGATGTTTTATTGCTGTAGATGTTCCAATTCCCACTTCGTTGAGTGTTTTTAATTAATACAAATGCTGGCTTAAATCCAGATGCGCCGTCATCCACAATTACTGCTGGCCCAGAAACGGCACTATTTCCCGTATACGAACCAATGCCGATCAATCCGCTGACTCGCTTAAACAAATAGCAGACAAAATCATTTGTTCCCGTAACTTGGTTAGCCGTAAAATACTGTAATGTTGGTGAAGGCTCTGTCCCCCACCAATTAGATGAGCTTCCAGCGGCATTGTTACGATTTAAACCAAGAGTAGTAATGTCCTTCATGTTAGCATTAACGTCTTTGTGCTGGACTTGCCAATGTTGGCTAGCATCTTCCAAGTCTCTAAGAATAACCATTTCTGGTTTTGCCCCTAACCCGTGGGAAAAACTTTGAGTGCCACTTGTATATGTGCCTTTGCAAATACTAAAACCTTGATGATCCGCTGTTGATCGAGTAACAGTTATTGATGCACTATTGCCGCTGTCACTTGATCCAGTACCATTAGCCTTTAAACCCCAAGCAATATACGTCTTCGTGTTATCATTCGTATCATTCCGACTGTCACCAGCCCCTAAAGTAAATCCGTCGACATTAAAGGAAGTGACCGAGGACGTATCTTCAAATTCAGCAGCTTGACTATCTGGTGTTAAAACTTTAGTGCTTGGGTTGTCTCCAGTTCCATCACCAACACCCCTGACCGAATCAACAAGCACACTTTCACCAGCATCACTTCGGCCCTTTATCCAGAGAAAATCAGGCTGCATATCACTATTGCCATCAAAGGTACGTGCATTTGTGCCACCGTTACCTGTATAAGTTTCAGTTTGAAAATAAGCACTTGGGTCTGTGACTGTAGGCTCTGCAATGTTGGAAGTATTGATAGCTTTGAATCCCGTAGGTGGCGTAGAAACAAAAGGCTTCTGCCCAAAATTTATCATTGCTGTCCCAGTGTTATAAACTGAGAAACCGGGGATGTATCCCGTGGTTGATGACAGGCTTGTGTAAGCTGCATTGGTGTCAGTTCCTGCCGCAATTTCACTTGCAGTTGCTGAGTTCTGCCATGCGCTATTCTTAGAAAAGAATATATTTCCGTTATCAAGATCAAGAGCAACCCCAATAACGTCACCAGCCTCAAATGTATCACCATAGGATGCAAAACTATTGTTATTACATTTATCGCCAGTATCCGTGTAGGCAAAACTATCAGCGTGATCGCCAAGGTGTTCCGTTAATGAACCAGCCCCTGATGCTGGCTGTACCCCCACATAATATCCTTCTGCTGGTGAGCCACTCAGTGCAATCGCTGTATGCTCGTAATACCACTTACCTCCTGTCACCGCCATTGTCGTCAAAGTACTTCTATGTGAACTACTTGTAGTTCCGACTGCCTTTAAATTACCTTCCGAAAAGGCGAAAGCTGATTGAGGTATTAACGGATTAAATGTCGGAGCGTTTCCAGTACCTGTGATGGTAGATTTCATTTCTCCAAAACCAGTTGGAATACCTTTTGTCCATGAAGATGAATATGGTCGCCACGTTATCGATACACTTCCATAACAGTTAAACCCCATCCACAAAGGCACATCGGTTGGAAGATTTGTAACTGTTGCTTTATCACCATTAGCAACGTCAGCATCTGAAGCAGCACCGCTACCGCCATCATACCATGCTGTGTTTACACCAAACCATGCTTTTGCCCCATGTCGTGCAAATCGAAATACGTCACCAGACGCACCTCCGTCTTGATTAATTAAGCTGGCAACTTGTGCATTGTCATGATAAATCTGAACCGTGCCATCTCCGCTACCAATGTACATCCCCCAATCAGATGCGTCTGTTTGCCTCCCGGGATAAACACCATCTGCACCGGGATGCCCAAATTTTGTAATGATGTAGCCGGGAGAAGCACTGCCAGAACTATTCCCGTTCATCAAAAATTCCATATACACTTTATCTGTATTAGAGATAGGGATAGACGAATAGTTCCATTTATCGTCGGTAACTCCAGCAACGTATGTAAGGTTGTTATTTGATAGTGTATTCTGTGCAATTCCCCACGGCCCAACAGGATCAATTACTGGATATATCGTAATTTCTTTGGTGTCCGAATCGGCTGGTCCGTCTGCGGCAATGTTGCTTGGGTCTATGCTTGAAGGCGTGAAGTCATTATTATTTCCGCTGACATCGTTGCCAATGTCTAATCCGTTGCTGAAATTTAACCAAAAACCGTTAGTGTTAAAGGAACTTATTTTACTAGGGTCTTTTGGAACCCAGATGCCATTTGAATCCTCACCAAAATCGCTGGCATCTGTTGTAGTTACGCCATCTAAAAGTATTACATCAGCTAAGTATCCGTCGAACCGCGCAGTGGTGACGTTAAAACTTGACTCACCAGAACCATAACCACCAACCACAATGTCGTATCCGCTTGAACTATTGATGACAGAAGATGAACTCATCGCCGTGGTTTGGGTCATTGATAATGCGGCACCGTTCCACCAATAATTAGAAGTCGTCGTACTACGGTAACAGACGAAATGTCCCCATGCTGTCGGATCATTGAACGCACCATCACTGGTTTTAAATCCAGAAACGCCTCTCGAACCCGAAGTTAAATTTCCTTGAATATGAACTAGCTTCCCGTCGCTATCGAAACCAAAGTGTTCGGCGTTATCGGCAGGAGTACCACTAGCATCAACGTTAGCACTAAAGAAAGTTTGAAAAGCGTTACTATCATTAGACAATTCCGAAGGCTTCAGCCACATAGATACGGTATATTTGTTCGCTGTACTTGGTGTACCCGGATTGAACGTGAGGTAATCAGAAGAACCATCAAAAGACAAAGCCGCTGCTGGCTGGTAGCCTCCTGTAACAGCATAATGTGCGCCAAATCCTATAGCACTCATTGGCATTAAGAACATTAACTATCGTCCTTTGCATCAACTGTGTAGAATATCTGGACTCCAATCAGTCGAGCATCTTCAGCCATTGTATCGCTACCATCATCAGCATCTCTCCAAATTCGGAAGAAAGTTAAAGCATCATCAGCAGCATTTGCAATTGTTACATCACTACTCGTTGCACTAACTAAACAATCAGCAGCCGCTGAAATATTATTATCTGTTACAGCAACCGCAGTACCATATGCAACATTTATACTGGCATCATTTATTACACTAACACCTTCCAATTTCCATATAACTGCATCTGTATCTGTTGCTGTAGTAGTCCAAAATACTCTATAAGTAATTGCTCCTGCGTTCCATGATTTAGGAAATGCTATTTGGAATTGTGCGTGTTCTTCGCTGCTTCCATCAAAATCAAGTACTTGCATATCTGGTCTATCTGCTGCCGTTTCAACATCTGTAATAGCAGCACAACCACTAGACACTGTTGGACGCATAGCCCCTGCTGGAACCCATATAGTATGTTTTCCTTGTATAACTGCCGCACTACCAATTAAGTTACCAACTGTAACTTTGTTAGCTGCACTATCATTCGCATCATAGAATGGAACAAAGTCATTAGTCTGGTGAATAGATGTTTC